CGGGGAATTGGCCTGTACCTGGTATTCTACGCAAGCCCACGTCTTTAAAATACAAGTATTTAAAGCTGACGCGGACTGGCCTGAGACCTTAATGAACAAGGCTTCGAAATTGTTATCGAAGCCAGTGTATCCCTGAGGAGACGTGATCTGGCCCCAATCACTAGCGGTTATAACTGCGACAGGCATTGAGGTTGCACCTTCTGTAATCAAACTAAAGTCTGCGCTTGAGCCTGAATTATAACAGCCCGCAAATATTCCCAAATTAAAGGGAGCCACATACATGTTAGCTGTAGTGCTGTTGCAGGCTTCCAATCCAAAGATTGAGAAGATGTTTCCGGCTACGCCACCTGAGCGAGGAGTGACATTTACTGCTGATTTAAAAGCTAGAATGCTACCACCCCAATTTAGGGCGTTAACAGTAGGCACGAGTTCAATGTGATTTGAAATGTACCTGAACTTTGTAAAATTGCTAGTAGTTGAGTTTCCAGCTACACCACCTGGATTAAATACGTTCGCGGTATCCGAATAAGGAACACCTGTCCAAACGGTTGTACTAGTTGGTGCTGTGCCGGTGGCGACTGTTGCTTCGAAATATGCATAGCCTGGAACCGGTAAGAGAATAATATACCAATCGAGTGTAGCATTAAGGGCCTTTGGGGCCACCATTTTGTGCTTTTTCACATACGAATTGCCTTCGAAATTGTCGGGAAAACCTCTAATGTCCACAGACTGAAAGTCAGGTGGAGCAAAAGCACACTTCAGAAAGGAAGCGCCATCTTGCGTGACGCCCATAGAGCGCATTCCTGCGCCCACTTTCCTTGAAGCGTTTGCTTTCATAGTTTTAGCCGAAACGGCATTAGCCTGGAAAAACGGAAAGTTTTTCTGTGGCTTGTTATTATTCTTCTTGGGTTGTTGTTTTGGGCCGATAAATTTCGGCCGATTTTGAGTTTTTCTGGGCGCTCTTTTCCCTCCCATGGCAGCTCCTGCCAATAAATTTATGAGCTTTTTCTCTGCTTTGTTAACCATCTTAATCAATACATTCAACCTTGAATGTATTTTGAAGCCCCTCCACTTCATAATATGGCATTTCTGCCACGTGGTATCCGACTCGATTTAAAATGTCCAATAAGCGCTCGAAATGAGGTGAACTTTGCAGCTCATCCTCAAATCCCATCATGTACTGCTTGTACTCAAGAAAGTTCTTAGGACTTGTATGCAGGATATTAAGAAGCATTTTTACTTCGTTCAAGGCGTATGACCCGCCCTTATAATATCTTCGACTACAAAAATCGAATTGATCTTCGATTCGTTCATAATCTCTGCAAACTAAACCTAATTCCTTATATCTCTCCGGTGCATCTTGCACCTCGGATTCGATACAATCATCACCCATAGCAATGGCCCAGCTTGCGCCGATCTCATGTGCTACGGAGACTCTCATATAAGAATTTCCTCTGCTTGTACGGAACTTTCCGGAATTAACTATTCCAGTGAAATTTGGTTGTACCATTTCACCATCTGAAAACATGTAAATGGATGCTGACTCTAAGATAGCCTTCTTACGTAGTAAATCAGCCCATATTTCTACGGGTCGCTCTGCTAGCCTTACCAGGCCCTCTGCCTCGTCTACTATCATCCATTCTTTCACGCTCCAATCCCATCCCTGCATATCAGTCATATAATTAACATGACCATTGCACATGACATCCGTATAGACCTGTAAATTATCTTCAGCGTCAAACCCTATACCGGGCTTCGACGGAATATATTTCCAGTTCTCAATTTCTCCTTTGCAAACATGTCTGGACAATAACATTTCTATTATTTTGTCCGTTAAAGACACAGACATGATCAACCTAAGTCGACCAGTTTTTAACTTGTCCAGCTTGTGTCCTTCATCTTTCACAAAAACTCTTACGGGATCCATCAAATTGGCATCAATTCGCTCTCTTCTGCTCAAAGCAGTTATATCCTCAACTGATAGAGTCATTATATTTTCGATTCTATCCAAGATTACATCATTAAATCTTTCCCCAAATGTTTGCATAAATGTGTCATTTCTGGCAGCATATAAAACATGCGGTACTCCGGGACTTGCGTCCTTTTTAATCTTGGTTTTAATGATGTCAATTTCTTGAGACCATTTCTCTCTATCGTAACTTTCGAAATATTGAGGTATTATGTGGTTAAAGTATAAATTATTCACACGGTCTATAGTACTACTTCTATCTTCTATACTAGGGACCCTAAAATCCGTGATGTGGCGGTCGCATTGGAGTCTGAAGCTTACTTTCTCAGCTTCGGCTCCTCTATCTGGCCAACCGTATTTGTTGAGCTCAGGGTCGATTGCGACTGCAGCATTCCATTGTTCGGAATACTTCCTGGCTCCACTATTCTGGAACTTGATGTGGGCTCTACCAACTCTGGTACTCTTTTC